AGTGATGATTATGTTAATACTGTAGCTGCATCTAGTGCTGACAGTACTACGGGAGATGCTCTTACATCATCTGAAACATTAGCAGCTGGAGTTACAGTATATGGTAGATGGACTTCTATAACATTAGGTAGTGGGGCTGTATGGTGTTACATAGGTTAAGAAAAAATAGTGGAAACTCATTGGCAGAATTTGCTGTTACCATGGCTATCATGGCTACTTTGGCTACTACCGCCGCTCCTGCTTTTAGCCGTATCGGTGAAGGTGCTAAAGCTAAACAAACTAACAGAAATCTGGAAAAGATTGCATCAGCCGCTAGAAATTGGTATAATCACGAAGTTGAAGTTAATGGTATGGGAAAATTTCCAGCTCAAGCTCATAGAACTTCTAATATTGGTGAAGTTATTGATTCTGATAATAATCGTAGGATTGATAAATCTGAAATAGAACAATCAACATTTGTTCCTGTTTGGAATGATACAACATTTCTACATCAATTTGATAATGATACAATACGTTCTCCATATCAAGAGGGAAAATATCATTATGCTGTTCTTGGTGGAGGCGGTACTGGAGATAATATTATATCTCCTATATTTGTAGTAGTAGATACAGAAAATAAAGAAGACTTCTTCTTTTATTTTAAGCCTTGAAAAAGAATGAAAAAATATTACTAGTTGGTTGGATTATGACTATGTTGTGGATATTATTAGTTGTAATTACATTTACTGGTTAGGAGATATGAGTGATTCAACCAAGCCTAAAACTGCAAGGAGTTATAGAGCTACTGTGGTGGGAGATAATACTGTTGTCAGTATTAATCTCAAGTGGGCCGGGCAGGTGCTTGTACTTGTTGCTGGACTTGTGTACTCGTACTTACAGGTTGAGAACAGAATTAGAGAACTTGAGCGTAGAGTGGAACTTGCTGATACCAACATTGAAGACCTTGTGAGCAAACATATGATAAAAGAAGAAAAAGAAAGAGCAGAAATGGAAGAACGTATATCATTCTTTGAGCGTGAACTTAATTTAAACCCATTTAGTTGGAAGAGGAAAAAGAAATAGTGCCAATGCCATTTCATTGTATAGAGTGTGATAAACCTATTCATCAGGCATTACGTGGATTATGTGATGATTGTAAATCAAAAGATGAGGAAGAATAATGGATTTCTTAGCAGTATATAGCGAAGCTGGAATGATTGGAGTTGTTGGTGCAATGTTTATTTATATGGTGTACTCTATGAATAGAAGAGGTAATGAACAAGCTGAATCACTACAAAATCTTAAAATAGAAAATAAAGGTCAATCAGAAAATATTCAAAATATTGAGAGTATTTTATTAAAACTTTTAGATAGATGGAATAAATCAGATGAAACAAGAGACAGGAGACATGAAAAATTAGTTGAAGAAGTTAATGATTTATCAGATATACTAATGGAAGTAAAGGGAAATCTTAGTAGAATAAATGGAAAAAATTAATGTTAAAAGACAAATGGAGTGCAATAATTATCTCGTGGTTGGTAGCGATATTTATCCTGATGCCACTAAGACAAGTGTCTCCAGTAATATTCAATTCAGTATGTGCGATACTTCTATGGGTAGCAATATACAGATTATATTTAAGGAAGAATAATTAATTATGTCAGCATTATTAGAAAGATTAACATATCAGATATTTGAAAATGGTTCAAAAAGTTATGAGGAATCTAGAAAAATAGCTAATGCAGTATTAAAAAAAAGAGGTCATTTGAATGAAGATGGTACTGAAACTTTTGATGGAGCTGTTAGGGGTATGATGACAGCTGAAGAAAGAGCAATAGATAGAAGAATTAAAAAATCTGGCGGAGCTTATAATGATTATAAGTATGACTCTGTAAAAAATTATGCTTATAAAATAAGGAAAGATAAATGAAAAATCCTTTAGCAACATTTTATTCTTGGCAACTTAATTCAGGTGCTTTGGATGGTTGGACTAGTTATCATATAGCAGCAGGAGCATTTCTATGTAAAATATTTCAATGGATGGATTGGTCAGACGCAATGTGTGTATTTGGAGTATTTGTTATTGGAATAGCTTGGGAAGTATTTGAATGGTTTGTAGAGAATTGGAGAGTATATGGTTCTAAAAAGAAATGGGCCATTAATACTGCATCAGATTTATTTGTTGAAACTGCTATGGCTTGGTGGATGGTACTATAATGGATAGTTTAAAAGTTACTGGAATAAGTACAGGTTTAGGTTTAGCATATTGGACAGATATTATATCAGGAGTTTTAATGTGTGTTATGTTTGCAATACAAATTTATTATTTATATTTAAAAACAAAGAAGATTAAGGAGTCTTAAATGGAATGGTTAAATTGGGAAAATGCAGCTTACTTGATGGTAATAATACTTGGTGCTGCAGGCACTATGGTAGCTACAAAGTATCGCATAGTAGTCAAGGAACTAAAAGAAGTAGCTGCTAAGTATCATGAAGCATCTAAGGATGGTAAAATTACGAAAGCAGAACAACAAGCTATTGCTAAAGAATGCATGGATGTGATGATGGCAGTAGTTAAGATGGTCTGGAAATTCTAATGCCTCGATTTGGTAAACGCTCTAAACAACGATTAAAAGGCGTTGATGCTAAGTTAGTTAATGTACTTAATGAACTTGTTAAGATAATGGATGTTACTATTATTGAGGGATTAAGGTCTCAAGAAAGACAAGATGAATTAGTGGCAAAAGGTGCAAGTAAAACAAGATACTCTAAACATATTCAGGGTAAAGCTGTTGACCTTGCACCATATCCCATTGATTGGGAAGATAGAGAACGATTTCACTATATGGGTGGAATGGTTCGTGGTATAGGACAACAACTTAATGTCAATATACGCTGGGGCGGCGACTGGGATTCTGATGGCGAGATTAAAGATAATAACTTTGATGATTTAGTTCATGTGGAGATTAAATAATGGCTAAACAAATGTATTCAATGCGTAACTTTTCAGGTGGAATAAATAATGATATGGATGGCAGGGATATAAAAGAAAATGAATTTGTGCATATGCAGGGATTTATGACAGACCAGAATGGAGCACTAAGACCTGTAATTACATCTGCTGCTCATGATGGTTTAGTTGATGAAAAATCATTAGGTACTGATAATATTCCTGCTGTATTAGCTGGTAGCGGTGGATATAACTTAGGTTATTTTGAAACTGATAGTATATTAGCTAGCGCCGCTACTGTAACTGCTTCAATATGGTTTAATGATGGTGGTAGGGTAACATTTGCTCAAGGCCATTATGATTCTCAACTTGAAACAACTAACCCAGAGGGATAATATAATATGCCTAGACCCTCAGGACAATGGATAAGACATAATACATCAGGAGAAGACAGGTTTGCTGCTTTTGATGTTGGTGATGTTATAAAAATTACTGGAAGTAATGCAAATAATGGTATTTATACTATTAATTCTATTACTAATAATGATGACTATGGTACAGATTATTCTTATATGGGACTTACTGGCCCATCTATTACTGATGACCCTGCGGATACTGGTGTTGTAATTAGTGATATATCTTCTAAAGGTAATAGAGTGGTTTGTCTTGGAGATGAAGATACTGGTGAGGTAGATGTATGGTCTTATAGTGATGCTACTGATGAAGATGGTAGTTTTGCAGTATCTCCTGTTGTTGGGACTAATGGATGGTCTACAACAGCAATTAGACCTGTTTTAAGTGGTAGTAATGCTAATTTTATATTTACACAAGTAGATGATACTATTAGAGTATGTGATACTAATCAAGCTAATGCAAGTTCTATAAAGTGGTATGGACATTTAGCTCATAGAGCATTTGGGCCAAAAGGTGGTACTTTTGGTGGATATGAAGAACATCCTAATATTTTACAAAAACCATCTAGGGGTGGTAAAGTAACAACTGCATATGGTGCTGAAGAATCATATGGAGTAGAAGATGATGGTGGTACTGATTTAACTGATAAATTTGATATTCGTAGATGGTTAAAAATTGCTATAGATACTTCAGCTACAGATAAAGCAGCTAATTTTACAGATAATAAAATACAACCAGCTTCACAAAATTTATTTACTGATGCTTCGAGGTCAGCTGATATAGCAAGTGGTACAAGTATCATTATGGATGGAGCAAATGCTAATATTGTTGTTGGTTTAACAGTTAGTGCTGCTACAGGAGAGATTCCAGCTAATACTATAATAACAACTGTAAATCAAACCTCAGACCCTGCAACATTTGTAATATCAAATGCTCTTGCTGACCCGGGAGATGGAAGTACTGTTCTTGTTGGAGGTACTACTCTTACATTTGGAGATAGTAATAGTGTTGTTACTAATATACCAAATGGCATCGTTATTGGTATGGGTCAAGATGATGATAATGATAAAACAACATCAATAGGAGCTGAAAGATTTTTAATTAGACATATAGATACAGTTGGGGCTGATAGTTATAATATGACTGTATATAGGGGTTATGCTGGTACATTACCTGCATCCGTTGATGTAAGTCTTAACTCGTTTATATATCAATATGGATGTGGATTTAATTTTTTACCCGCTGAAAATGGAACTTCTGATAGTGGTACTTATATGGCAAATGTTTATGAATTTGCACAATCATTTATATATGAAAACGACCAAGAATCATTATTAAGAACAGATACAGATATAGGAGCAGCTAATACTCTTACAACTAGTAACCCATCTAGAGCGTTAGATGTTACAGTTTATGCTCATGGGCCATATCCCGGTAGAATAAAAGGTGGTAGGATATACCAAAGGATAAGC